TCGAACTGTATCTCTCCGATGCAATCGAACACGATGGCAGACAGTCCCTTTAAGACCCGTCCTGAGCCGATTTGATGGCAGATAAACCCAAACGCACCAAACCACTACGAGGGGCGGTCAAACCACGCTTACACAGCCCTTTCCTCAAGGGTAAATCTAGAGGTCAAGAAGTTGCAGATCTTGCTGAGCGTATTGGACAGCCATTACTGGACTGGCAGAAGCTAATCATTAACGACATGTGTGCCGTGGACAAAGATGGCATGTTTATTCGTAAGTCAAGCCTGCTCCTCATAGCTAGGCAGTCAGGTAAGTCTCATCTGGCTCGCATGCGCTGTTTAGCAGGTTTATTTGTCTTTGGGGAAAAGGACATCTTGATCATGTCCTCTAATAGGTCTATGGCTATGAAGTCCTTTAACATCATGGCAGACATTATTGAGCGTAATGACTTTCTAAGAGCGCAGCTTAAAGAAGGAGACATCAAGAAAGGCATCCGTAGGACTAATGGCGATGAGCGCATCATCCTTGCATCTGGAGCGCAGCTAGAGGTAGCAGCAGCCACCTCTGACGGCGCCCGCGGAAGGTCGTGCGATTATTTATGGATTGATGAATTACGCGAGGTGTCAGAACCCGCGATGGATGCTGCAAAGTCGGTGACCTTAGCTCGTAAGAATAGCCAGCGTTTATTCACATCTAATGCTGGTGATGCTTTTAGCAAAGTGCTTAACGATCTTCACGAGGCATGTCTAAATAAGCCACCTAAGTCTTTAGGCTTTTACGAATACAGCGCACCTGACTTTTGTGACATCTGGGACAGATCTGCATGGGCTGCTGCAAATCCATCTTTAGGTTATCTCATTACGGAAGAAGCAATTGAAGAAGCAATTGGATCTAGCACAATGGAAGCTGCTCGCACAGAACAGCTTTGTCAATGGATAAGCTCTCTCACCTGCCCTTTTAGCACAGAGGTACTTGAAAACTCATCCGATAGCACCCTAGAAATGAGCGTAGGAGCTTATACTGTATTCGGTTTCGATGTCAGTCCTTCCAGAAGGAACGCATCTTTAGTCGCTGGACAATTACTTCCAGACGGCAGGATTGGCATCGGAATCCTTGAGACTTATAGCTCTCAGGTTGCTATTGATGAATTGAAGATGGCAGCCAGCATTATATCGTGGGTTGATCTATACAGACCGCGATTAGTGTGCTACGACAAATACGCCACACAAACTATTGCAGATCGCTTAGCCCAAAGTGGTGTCATGGTCGAAGATGTCTCAGGGCAGCAATTCTACAAAGCCTGTGGAGATCTCCTAGAAGGCATGACTAATTTAAGAGTGGTTCACAATGGTCAGGCTGATCTCATTGAGCAATTTACTAATACAGCTGCTAAAACTAACGACAGCGCATGGCGCATCGTAAAGCGTAAGAGTGCTGGTGACATCTCTGCCCCTATTGGTCTAGCAATGGTTGTGTCTAAGCTAATGCTGCCTGCACCTAAGCCTCAGATCTACAGTTAGACACGCCCTTACCACATTGTCTATTATCTTGACAAATGCTATACTTTTTGTCTATGGGTATCTTTTCGCGCAAGCCTCAAATAGTGGAAGCTCAAGAAGCTCCACAAATCATGTCGGATTCCTATCTGACTTATGGTAATTACTTTCCGACTTATGTAACTCGCGCACAGGCTTTATCTGTACCGAGCATCAAGCGCTGTAGAGATCTTATTGCAGGTACTATCGCATCTGTTCCTCTTGAGTATTATAAAAAGTCCACAGGAGAAAAGATTGCAGCTCCTAGATGGGTTGAGCAACCTTCTACCTCACAGCCACGCTTTGAGACAATCTACTTTACTTTAGATAGTCTCCTCATGTATGGAGTTTCATACTGGCTCATTACAGAAACCTATCTTGAAGATAATCGAATGGCTAATGCACATTGGGTTGCTAACAATCGCGTTACATTTAACACTAATGCAGACAATAGCTTTGTTACACAGTATTATTTAGATGGCAAGCCTTTGCCAATGTCTGGTCTAGGATCTCTCATTACTTTCCAGAAAGATGAAGGCATTCTTGCTACAGGTGGTAGCACAATTAAAGCAGCACTAGATGCACAGAAAGCTGCAAGCGTTGCACTTGAAACTCCATCCGCAACTGGCTTCTTGAAAAACTCTGGAGCTGATCTTCCACCTGAGGAAGTTTCTGGATTACTTGCTGCATGGAAGCGCGCTCGCCAAAATAACGGCACAGCTTATTTAACATCTACTTTAGAGTATAAGACAACAGGCTTCTCTCCTAAGGACATGGCTTATCAAGATGCCATTCAAGGATTAGCAACAGAATGTGCAAGATTATGTTCTGTAGATCCTTACTATGTTTCAGCTTCAATGAACACATCAATGACTTATAGCAATGTAATTGAAGAAAGAAAACAATTAGTTGCTTTAACATTGCAACCTTATGTTTCTGCCATTGAGTCTCGCCTCAGCATGAATGACTGCTCCACAGTAGGACATTATGTAAAGTTCGCGTTAGATGACACATTCTTACGCACAGAGCCAATGGAAAGATTGCTAGTTCTAGAAAAGATGCTTGCACTTGGTTTAATCACTACGGAGCAAGCAATGTTAATGGAAGATCTATCACCTAACGGGAGCGAAAGCTAATGGAAACTTTATACCTTGAAGCCTCATCAATTGAGTGTTCAGAAGAACGCAGAGAAATCTCTGGCAAGATTGTGCCACTAGGCACAGGCGAAATCGGTCACACTAATCTTGGTGCTTACACATTTGCAGCAGGATCAATTGAAATTGCAGATCCATCAAAGATTAAGTTGCTATCACAGCACGATCTTAAGAAGCCAATTGGTCGTATGACTGCTGCTGAGACACGCGCAGATGGTATCTATGCAACTTTCAAGCTAAGTCGCTCCTCAGGTGGTAACGATGCTTTGATTATGGCTCAAGAAGGATTAGTTACAGGCTTGAGTATTGGTGCAGAAATCATCGCATCAAAGCCATCTAAGGATGGTCACATAGTTGTTTCGGCAGCTAAATTAAAAGAAGTTTCTCTAGTAACTGTTCCTGCATTTGCGAGTTCAGAAGTATTAGAGATCGCAGCAGAGGAAGTCATCCCTGTTGAAGAAACCCAAACAGAAAGCGAGACAGCTATGGAGAACATCACTCCTGAGGCAGTTGCAGCACCAGTAGAGGCAGCAGCAGTTGAAGCTGCTCGTCCTACAGTTACAGCAAGCTACTACACAACACCACGCATTAACCTAAATGTTACAGCTGGTGAATACGCAAAGGCACAGATCAACGCAGCTCGCGGAGATGCTGATGCTCGCGATCTAGTAGCAGCTCTACAGGTTGCAACAGTTGCAGAAAACACAGGTATGGTTCCACCTACATACCTAAAGGATGTAATCGGTATTATCGATTCATCTCGTCCATTCATTGATTCAATCGAACGCGCTGCACTCCCAGCAAGTGGAATGAAGATTTTCACTCCAAAATTGGGAACGCAAGCTTCTGTAGATTTAACAGCAGAAGGTGCAGAGTTCGCATCATCAGACACTACAGTCACTTTTCAAGAAGATCTCGTGGTCAAGTTCGCGGGCGCTGGAAAACTGGATCTTGAGCTAGTAGATCGCAGCGACCCATCTTTCCTAGATCTTTATCTTCGTGAGTTAGCTGCAAGCTACGCACAAAAGACAGATCAGTACGCAGCAAAGATTGCAGCAGACGGATCAGCAGATTCATCTTCAACAACAATCTACAAGGCAATTGCTAAGTCAATTGCAGATTCATACGGCATCATGCGCCAGACACCTAACAACCTATTGGTTGCTACTTCAGGCGGTAACGATGGTGTTGATTTTGCTGGTCTTCTAGGTGAAGTTGATACAACAGGTCGCCCACTATACGCAGCAGCAGCTCCACAAAATGCTAACGGCTTGATCACTCAGGGATCGACTAACGGCACAGTAGGTGGACTTAACCTTGTAGTAGATCCTAACTACACAGGTGGCACAGCTGGCGTAAAGGTCGGTCTTGTTTACCCAACAATGGCAATGCGATTCCACGAAAGCGGAACGCTACAGATCCGTGCAAATGTTGTTGCAAATGGTCAGCTTGAGATCGGTATCTACGGCTATGTAGCTGTAGTAAACCGCTACCCAACAGCTTTCCGTGCAGTTCAGGTTGCATAAGTAACACACTAAGTCGCTCTGGGGAGTAGTAGCCCTCTACTCCCCAGAGTCTTTAGAAAGGAAATCATGGCACTTACAACAGTTGCAGAGCTTCGCTCCACTTTAGGTGTAGGCACTTTGTATAGTGACGCGACCCTTCAATCCGTTGTAGATGCAGCGGATGATGTCCTTCTGCCTATGCTCTGGACTCCTAATCAATTTGCAGTAGCACATAGCAATGTGCCTTCTATCGGTACTCTTTATTTTAATGTACCTGTTTCAGATGTTTTTTATGTTGGAGAAGTAGTAACCATTTCTAATTGTGGTAGTAAGTATGCAGGCAATAAAACTATTACAGCAGTTAATGAGTATTCGATAAGCATGGCTACTACTCACACCACGACTGTGCCGTATCACCCAATTGAGCCTTATGGCAAAGTAGCTCCAGAGTCTTACACAGACTGGACTTTAGATGAAGCTGTTCAGAACGCTGCTCTAATGATCAGCGTTGAAATCTGGCAAGCAAGAACAGCCACCCTTTCTGGCTCTAATGCTGCCGATTTCCAGCCCTCACCTTATCGCGTTAGCGCTCAGCTGCTCGCTAAGGTCAGAGGATTGTTAGCACACGCGCTAGACCCACGCAGCATGGTGGGCTAAATGCCTACACCAGCGATAACTACACTACGCACTACCTTAGCCACAGCGCTAGTAGATAACACACGCTATTCAACCTTTGCTTTTCCGCCCTCAGTTGTATTGGCTAACTCAGTAATTGTCAGCCCAGATGCAGAATACATTGTTCCTAATAATAACCAGCACATCACTATTGCTCCTATGGCTAATTTTAAGATTATTATGACTGTGCCTTTATTTGACAATGAAGGAAACCTTAACGGAATTGAAGATACTGTGGTCAGCGTGTTCGCTAAGCTTGCAGCATCTTCTCTAACCTATAATGTAAGCGCAATTAGCGCACCTAGTATTCTCAACGCTGCAAGTGGTGATCTGCTCAGCTGTGAGATGTCAGTATCAATCCTAACGAGTTGGAGTTAATTATGTCCGAGTGGGAAAAAGAGAACGAAGCCTTCTTGATTAAGATCGGGCAGGTAGCACCAACACCATCAAAGCCAGTAACTACTAAGAAAGACGAGGAATAATCTCATGGCTGTATTTCTAAATAACAATGTGGGCGTGAAGATCAATTCAGTCGATCTTTCAGACCATGTTACAGCAGTAACAATCAACCGCGTATTTGATGAGCTAGAAGTAACCGCAATGGGTGACTCAGCTCACAAGTTCGTTAAGGGTCTAGAATCATCAACAGTAACAATTGACTTCCTAAACGACACAGCAACAACAAATGTATTGGCAACACTACAAGCTGCATGGGGAACAACTGTAACAGCTGTATTTCTACAGACAAAGGGAACAGCAGTAGGAGCAACTAACCCTCTTTACACAGTTTCATTGCTGATCAACAACACAACAGACATCAATGGTGCTGTTGGAGACATTGGCACACAGTCAATCACATTTACTGCTAACTCAACAGTTGCAGTAGCCACAACAGGTACTTTCTAAACAACTAACAAAGGGGCAAGCTCATGGCTAAACTAAAGATCGTCCGTACAGATGGAAGTGTGCTAGAAGGAGAAATCACCCCAGCGGTGGAGTATTCTTTTGAGCAGTACGCTAAAAAGGGTTTTCATAAGGCGTTTCGCGATGAAGAAAAGCAGAGCGATGTCTATTGGTTAGCATGGGAAGTAACACGCAGAGCAGGTGAATCTGTTAAGCCTTTCGGGATTGACTTTATTGAGACACTCAAGAGTGTCGATGTATTAGACTCAGACCCTTTAGCTTAAAGCGCGATCTCCCGTTCACTTACTTAATTGCTCGCTTGAGCATTAGGTTGGGGATCGCGCCACAGCACTTATTAGAATTAGATAAGAACATGCTAGATGCTTTGGTTCAAGGTCTAAAGGATGAAGGGAAAGAGGTCAGCGATGCAAATAGAGCTACGCGGAAACGCTGACTTGCGTAAAGCCCTTAGACGATTTGCACCAGATCTAGAGAAGAATCTAAAAGTAGAAATGAAGCGTGGACTAGCTCCAGTTGCAAAAGCAGCTAGGGGCTTTGTCCCGTCTCAGTCACCTTTAAGTAACTGGACAGGTAGATCATTCAGCGAAGCTACATTTCCAGTATTTAACACATCTACTATTAAATCTAAGATTGGCTTTACTACAACAACATCAAAGCCTAATCGACAAGGTTTTAGCACTATGGCTCGCGTGTTTAACAACTCACGCGCAGGTGCTATCTATGAATCAGCAGGTCGCGCAGGTAGCGATGGTCAGCCATGGGTTGGACCAAAAGCAGGCGGACTTTCTCGTGGTGTTTCTCGCTCTAGTAACCCTAAAGCTGGAGAGCAGTTTATTAGCCAGATGCCGCCATTGTACGGAAGCCTAAAGGGTAGAGGTCGCTTGATCTTTCGAGCATGGTCAGCAGACAAAGGCAGAGCAGAAGGCATTGTTAATAAAGCTATTACGACAGCAGAGCAAGAATTGCTTAAGCGTTCTAGATCTAACTCACTAAGGAGCGCAGCGTGAATTATCAAGAAGTCATTAACATTGCATCCAGATTTGATGCTAAAGGATTTAAGCAAGCTGATACTGCTCTAGGTAAACTTTCAGGCACGGCAAAGAAGCTAGCAGGCGGTTTAGGGCTAGCCTTTGGTGCTTCTGCTATCGTTTCTTATGGTAAAGCAGCAGCTAAAGCTTTTGCAGAAGATGAAGCAGCAGCGCTACGACTAAGCCGAGCAGTAGAGAATCTAGGCATTGGCTTTGCTAATCCTGCTATCGCTAGCTACATTTCCAGCCTTGAGAAATCGGCTGCCGTTTCTGATGACATTCTTCGTCCAGCGTTTCAGGGGCTATTGACCACTACAGGGTCATTGACTAAATCACAAGAATTACTTAACAATGCAATTACAATCAGCCGAGCTTCTGGTGTTGATCTAGCCACAGTTACAGAAGATCTCGGTAAAGGTTATGTAGGCATTACTAAGGGACTTACTAAATACAACACAGGCTTAACTAGAGCCGAGCTTCAATCTAAGTCCTTCTCTGAGATCTTAGGAGTTATCCTAAAGCGCTCAGCAGGAGCAGCTGAGGATTACTTAGACACCACCTCTTATAAGTTCGATGTCCTAAGCGTTGCATCATCTAACGCTTCTGAGGTTATCGGTGGCAGCCTAGTAGATGCCTTTGCACTCATTGGTGGCGGTACAGATGCCTCAGATGCAGCTTACGCAATTGACACTATTGCCACAGCACTTAGCAAGGTAATTGTCCAATCTGGTCGCACTATCGGTGTTATCCCAACTTTGATCAAGAACCTTAAGAATCTAGGCAAAAACATCTTCTTTGGTTTCGCAGGCGCTCAGGTAGGCATGAACCTCAACCTTCCAGAAAAGAAGGAAGAAGCAAAGCTTACGCTTACAGAAAAGAAGCAGCAAGAGCTTATGGCTAAGCTTGAAAAGCAATCTATAGCAAGAGAGAAAGAGCGACTTGCTTTGCTAAATAAGCAAAACACAGCAAAGAAGCTACAAGGTGTAATCGATAAGGCTAACCTTGCTTTGGGTAAGGGTGAGAATGTCTTTGACATCGAGAAAATCCAGATTGCAGCAGCGCTTGCTAATCAAGCAGAAGCATTAGGCAAGGCAACATCATCTGCCCAACAGATGCAAATTGCTAATGATACTGCTCGCCTAAATGTCAAGCGCTCAATCAACGAGTTGGAAGATGCAATTGCCTCAAAGGATGAAAAGGCGATCATCAATGCCACAGCTAAACTCAATGCCGATCTTAAGTCACTTGATGCATTGACTGGTCAGAACACTAAACTTGCAGACATCAAATCTATTCTTGATAGCTTAAAGCCTAAAGAGTTAATTGATCAAAAGAACCTAGATGAAGCACTACGCAAGATTCAAGAAATGCTTACCTTGCTAGGCAAAGCCAATGCTCAGGCTAATGGCAAAATACCTACCAGCGGTGATCTAGGGTCTGGTATTCCAATCGGTGATTACATTGCGCCTGTCTCTAAAGACATAGCATCTAAAGCATCCATTGATGCAATCTTAGAATACGCAGATGCAGCAACTGCTCGCGCTAACGCCTTTGCAGACCTTCTTGACATGGACACAGCTGCTAAGACTGCTGCCCTACAGTCATCATCTTTGTATGATAACTCAGGCGCTTTGCAGTCTTTTCGCCAAAAAGAGTCTGCCAGCACAACTATTACTATTAACACAGGTGTGGGAGATCCTAACGCCATTGCAGAAGCTATTGACAATGTATTACGACAGGCACGAGACAGAGGAACACTTACAATCCTATGACATGGCTACCAGAATGGCGCGTAACAGTAGGAGATGATGTCTATACATCTGTCACCTCTGTTTCCTTTGCATCTGGTCGTTTAGACATTGATCGACAAGCCACGGCAGGTTACTGTCAAGTAGAAATCATAAACACAGATAACTCACCCTTCACCATCAATGTCACAGAGCCAATTACTTTAGAGCTTAAGAACAGCGCTGGGACTTATGTAACTGTTTTTGGTGGCGAGGTTTCAGACTTTAACATTGGTGTCAGAAGCCCAGAAGAAACTGGCTACATAACTACAGGCAAGATCTTAGGCATTGGCTCACTTGCTCGTCTTACTAAGGCTGTTTTTAACACAGCTTTGGCAGAAGGCTTAGATGGCGCTCAGATTTCAGCAATCTTAGGTGCAGCACTTAACCTTACATGGGCAGAAGTAACACCTACCCTGACATGGGATACCTATCCTGCAACACAGACATGGCTAGATGCTGAGTCCTACATTGGGACAATCGACTCAGGTTTTTACACAATGATCAATCTTGCTGCTAGCGCATCTGCTAAGTCTCAGACATTGGCAGACCAGATTGCCAGCAGCGCATTAGGTCAGTTGTACGAGGAAAAGGATGGAGATGTCAGCTATGACGATGCAGACCACCGATCTACCTATCTCGCAGCAAATGGCTTTACTAACCTTGATGGCGCGTATGCAACACCTACCTCTATCACAGCCACAACTCAGACTGCTCGCATCCGTAACAGCCTTATCTATCGCTACGCCACAGGATACGCATCGACCTACAGCACCTCAGATAGCGACTCTATAGCCTCTTACGGACTATTTGAGCGCTCCTTTGACTCCAACATTAAGAACTTGTCAGACATAACCGACATTGCAACTAGAGAGCTTAGATTGCGCGCTACGCCTAGAGCATCATTGGGAGCAATTACTTTCCGCTTAGATAATCCAGACATGCCAGATGCTTTGCGTAATGACCTTATTGCCATCTTTTTTGGCGAGCCTGTGCTTATTACTAATCTTCCGTCTAACTTACTAGGTGGTCAGTTTGATGGCTTTGTAGAGAATGTAGCCCTTCGCGCTACGCCTAGCTTTACTGAGATTACCCTTTACATCTCAGCAACAGACTTTTCACTATCAACGACTCAATGGGAAACAGTATTGCCAGCTTCACTTCAATGGACTGGCGTAAATGCTACACTTACATGGACAAATGCGACAGGAGCACTAACCTAAATGGCACTTTCACCTCAGTATTCTTGGCCAGAGCCAGATAACTCAAGCCTTGTAAAAAATGGCGCACAGGACATTCGCGCATTAGGCGATGCTATTGACACCTCTGTGTGGAATGTCGGCTATGGTCAAGCTGGCAAAAATAAAATCATCAATGGTGATTTTAGAGTCAATCAAAGATCCTTTACTTCAACAACTACCACAGCGACTTATGGCTTTGATCGTTGGTCATGTTCAATCGCTGGAGATGGTACTGCCACTTATTCCGCGCAGACTTTTACAGCTGGAGCAGCTCCTGTTGCAGGTTATGAAGGAACTAACTTTGCAAGATTCGTAACTACTGGACAAACAACTACAACAACACGCACTAACTGGCTTCAATCTATTGAAGATGTGCGAACTTTTGCAGGCAACACTATTACAGTTTCTTTTTGGGCTAAGGCTGCAACAGGTACTCCTAAAATGTCTATTGAAATGACTCAGTATTTTGGACCAAGTGGATCAGCTACAGTTATAATTGATGGTGGACGAATTACATTATCAACATCGTGGGCTCGGTATTCAGTAACACTTGCGATTCCCTCAGTATCTGGCAAAACTATTAATGCTGGTAGTAACCTAGGACTTCTTTTGTGGGTTTCAGGCGGTAGCGATTTCAATTCACGAATTGGGTCAATGGGTATCCAGTCTAATACCTTTGACATCTGGGGTGTGCAGGTTGAGTACGGGGCAAAGGCAAGTCCATTTCAACTAGCAGGTGGCGGAGATCCACAATCTGAATTGGCTATGTGCCAGCGTTATTATGTAACTCTTGTTTCTGGCATTTTCCAGCCTATTGCGAGCGCGTTCAGTAATTCAGCAACTTTAATGCGTTCAGTTATTACATTTCCTGTAACGATGAGAACAGGACCAACTTTAATCGCTTCATCTGGTACAAGTTATTACATGTATCGAAATGCTGCATCTGACGATTTATTCAATTCTTTGACTATCGGTGACACAGGAACAAATGCATGCTCTGTGTTTAACAATACAGAGATTGCAAGCGTATTAGGCTATGGCGGATACATACTAACAAATAACGCTTCTGGTTCAGTTGCGTTTAGTGCGGAGCTATAAGATGGAAAGACAATACACAGTCGAAGAAAATGGCGTGATCTGGTACGAGGAAAATGGATTCCGTTATTCTTTTCCAGCAGATCCAGCTAACTCTGATTATCAGGCTTATCTAAAGTATGAAGCCGAGACTAAGTAAAGCTGCCTCACAGTTAAGGGATCAGATCGATGATTCGTTCCCAGATCGTGACCGCACATCGGATGGTTGGATCGGTGATACCCGACACGCTGCTCGCAAGTCAGATCATAATCCAGATGAGCAGGGTTGGGTTCGTGCCATCGACATCGATCGTGACTTATTTAAGGGATCAAAGCCAGACATCATGGGCGATCTTGCAGATCAGCTTCGTACCTTATCAAAGTCAAAAGCAGACACGCGTATTGCTTACATCATTTTTGATGGACACATCTGCTCAAAAATCCTTAACTGGAAGTGGCGCAAATACACAGGGGCTAACAAACATGTTAAGCACTGCCATGTCAGCTTTAAGAAAGAAGCTGATAATGATGGGGCTTTTTTTCAAGTATCTATGTTAGGTGGAGAATAATGAATGAACTAAAAACAGCAGCAGGCTCATGGGCTAGAGCATTTCTAGTAGCAGTTATCTCAATGGCAGCAGCTGGGGTCACAGATCCTAAGGCTCTTATTGCAGCAGGCATTGCTTCAATCCTTCCACCTGTATTGCGTTACCTATCACCTAATGATCCTGCTATGGGCATTAAGAAGTGACACAGTCAGACTTCTTTACCCTTTACCTTGCCACCATTGCAGCTCTGGGTGGCTTGTCTGGCTATGTAATTACGCACCTGTTGTCTGAGATCAAAAGACTCAACACGCGAGTCGATGAGATCTATAACATCTTGCTTGACAGGTAACATTCTGCTATGGCAAGAAAAGCAACTAAGGCA